CCAACGCGACCGTCCTGAGTGTACAGGTAAAATTTACCATCTTTAGATTCTTGAATCTCCAGATTGTAATACTTATTATTGTTGTTGATAATATCTGTAAAATTAAGAGTATATCTCTTAAGAACATCTTTCACAACAACCGAAACTTGACTTTCTTTCAGAGCAGGCTTTCCCATATTTCCCTCTATCTTTTCGGACGACTATATTTAGTCTAATTGATTTTTATCGACAGGACTTCTTTCGAAGTTACATTATTAACAATAACAAATGAACTGTTTCTCGACAAACTTATTCGTTGCCGCAAACAAATAAGCGCATGAGCGCTTCGTCTAATATAAGGCTAAAATTTCGGCGCGCAAGCCCCGCTTAAAATTAAAAATTAGAGACGTTAATTTTTCGACAATAACAATTCTGCGTATTTGCATAATAAGTAAAATTGTTGAGCAATCGAGTCCAAATCGTCTGGGCTTTTTTTCTTCATCTTATAGTTTATCAACCTATTCCTAAGAGCTTTTTGATATGCTGGGAGTCTTTCCATCAACAATCTTTTGGAAGAATTTTCTACTTTAGGATCTACATGTTCGCCTTTTCTTTTTGGAGCATACACTGTTTCGTGCTGTACTTTCGAATAAGGATCAAGACCTCTTGGTACAATCTGAATTTCAACCCTTAATCCATCTATGTTTGTATCTATATGCCAAACGCCAGAATATCCTGAACTTGGGTTATCAATCCATTCGGATGAGGTGTTTTTGAATACTTTTTCCACTCTGTTTTTAAAGTGTTCCAGTGGCATATTCATTGGACAAATAATTTTTGCCCTGAGCAAATCTGGCATATCTGTAATTTTTTTATATGTTTTATCTTCTCTTAAGAATTTTTCTAAAGCAACACCAGGATCTTTAATATCAATTTTAACCTTAGCCGGTGCGCCGGATATTATAATCTTAAGTTTTCTTTCTAAAACACGCTCTGCATTAATAATTTTTCCTACAACCTTATTATATTCTTCCCAGAATTCTTTAGAAATAGTAGGTGAATTTTTATCCAGATTAATAAATTGCATAGTGTTTTCTCGCTGTCTTTAAATATAACGAGATATTGCTATGCCATTTTTAACTATAAAGACGCGTCTATCATGTCCGCAGCCATCAAGCCCATTGACATGATAGTTAATTGAGGATTAAATCCAGTGGATGATGGGAAAACAGACCCATCAACAACATAAAGATTTTTTGTTCCCCATACTCTAAACTCATCATCTACAACAGAATTGTCTGCTGAAGTGCCCATTCGACAAGTCCCTAAAGGATGATAAGCCGAAATTGTAATATCTCCCTGAGCTAATCCATTAATTCTCTTATATTTAATGTGGCAGTGATTTCGACCAATTTTATGGACTCCATTAACAAACGGATAAATCTCTTTAACATTATTGGTGTGTTCTAATAATTGAACTAACTTTTGTATAGACCGCCTAATCTTATTCATATCATCTCTGTTACAACTATATAAAACATGACCATCTTTAAGAACTCTTCCACGAGATGAATCTCTAATTAAAGCACCAAACATAGATAATTTATCATAATTTTGCATTAGTTCTGAGAACTCTTTACCAATAGATTTTAAAGCCATAGCGGCTACTGGCTGAACCATAGACGCTCCTTCAAGCATAAAGTCCGGTAAAAATTCTGATACATGATAGCTTTGAGGAACAGAACATTGTGTCATATTAACAGGAACAGAATGCAGCGCAAATACCGCCAATGCAGGATGCACCGACAAATTAATTCCAATATTCTTATTTTTTATATTACTGTTAACCAAAAGTTGTGGTGACATTAGGGCGCCACCAGAAACAACAACTCCACGCGCGGCATTTACTTTAAATATTCCATTTGAAGTTTGTACAAAAACACCGGCGGCTTTATTATTTTGCATATCAATTGATATGACTTTACCATTAACTATTATTTGCGCACCGTCATTAAGCGCCTTTGGTATAAAAGATATATCTGTGGAAGTTTTTGCTCCAGTTGGACAACCAAAACAACACCTGGCTTGACCATCACATCCTTGAGAATTTCGTGGAATAGGTCCATGTTTCCAGTTAAGCAGTTGGGCAGCCCCTTTTATCAAATTACCAACGCCGCCAATATACTTATCTTCTACTTTATTTACAGAAAGAATCGATTCCGTTTCATCATAATACTGTGACACATAGTTTGCTTGGAAATTTTTAAGACCATACTTATTAGTCCATTCATCAAAAATATATTCAGGACATCTTACACAAGTGCCAGAATTTATAATTGTAGTTCCTCCAACAGCCTTGCCTGCCCAAACGGGAAACGGATTTTTACCCCAAGCAAACGTGAACCCTGAATTTCTGTACAATTTACGAAAAGCATCGGCAGGATTTCCCGTTATTTGTCTTCTATCATAATGATTACCTTCTTCAATAATCATTACTGCATGACCAAGAGAAGCTAATCTATATGCTACTGAGGCGCCACCAGCACCACTGCCAACGACAACAAAATCACATTCTTGATCATTAGAAATAAAAGAAGCCTCAAAAATCTGTTGTTGCCAGCGCTCTTGTTTGATTTGAGTTGGCGGCTCATGTGCCTCTAACATATTTGAGAAAGCTGCATATCTAATTGGTAACAAAAATTCTTTAAAAGGAGATTTGTAAGCCTCTCTTTTTAAATCCTTATCAGACATCTTGAGAACTTTATCTGACATATGTCGCAAATAAAATAGCCAAGCCGCACGAACGGGTGACGAAAAACCATATAAAACTTCATTTATTCTGTCTTCAATACCAATAATTCCAGGAGCAATTTTAGATCCGATCGCAATGAGCCGGATTTTGTCGGAATTAGTTAATATGTTGTCCATTATTTAGTCTTCCATAAATAGCATCAAACAACAATGAAATGATGCCGCCTGCCAAAGAAAACATAACAAAATTTTGAAGTGACAGGTCTTTATAGGGAGTGGCAAGCAAATATATTATCCATCCAGTATGACACCCTACACAGAAATAACAATCAAGAAGTTTATAAAAGAAAACTCCCATATATTTATTTCGCATTAACCGGCTTCTAATCCATGCCATTATTCCCCAGGGACCATCCGATTCTTTTATGAGAAATGCCAGCCCTACTATTGCGAATATGTGTAATAAATTCATTTTATCGCATCTACCACGTTTCGTATTCTAGAAATTAATTCTTGTGGGATTTCTTCAGAAGAGAAAAGAACTTCAGCAGACGGTATTTTTACTATACCTATAATCTTATTGTCCCCCGAAAACCCAACATCTTGTAATGATCTTCCTGTTCCAGTAGTGTTAACTATATCTTTAGACAGGGACGTTATGTTATGAAGATATTTTCGGTATTCATCATTCGCATCGGACACGGACGGCTGAGTGTTTCTAACAAATGAATTAGCCTCATTAAATATAGTTCTAGATAACTGTTTTGACTTGACATATGTATCAACCATTACAGAATTATATGTGCTTTTTGGAACATATGAGACTTGTCTTTTTAAAGCAGCATAAAATCCTTTTTCTAATTCAACTATAATCTGTTGTTCCAAATCCGGACTCAAATCTTTAGAAAACAACTTTTTAATTTTCGATAAACAAAACTGTACATATTTACTTCTTGTGTTTTCAACCAATCCAGGATTGAGTTTTAACAAGATAGATGCCCACAATTTAACGGACGTCTGTTCATCTAACTTATCTTCTACCTTTAGCTCTGATAGTAATTTACTTACATCATCTTCGTCTGCGTACAGCGTGTCCATATCAATTTTGGAAATTATTAGTATTCCCTCTAATTTACCTTTGGTGGCATTCTTAATTGCTTTTATTGCCAAATCTAAATGTGTGGTGAAATAAACTCCTCCCAATACTACTCTTGAGGGATTTTTGAAAGATGCGCCAAGGTCTTCTTCCCATACCTTTTTAGGAGGATTAGTCAATAACCCTTTGTCTAAAATTGATTGAAAATTATCAATTGAAGTGCCATGAAACATAAAGACGGGATCGGTTGCCAATGAAACAAACCCGTTTAGCATATTAAGCACTTTATCAATACTTGCTTTTTTCATATAATTATGCTTGATTATCAACTATGATAGGACGAATCATTTATCACAAAAATACCTTTAATAGAATAAGCTTCTGGCACATTATCGGTGTCAAAATCAAATATAATGTTGCCATAATTATCTTTAATGAATACATAATAGTCTGAGGTGCCAAGATTTTGGGTCATAACCACAGAAAAGTTATCAGTATTTAATCGGTAAGTCACACAATAATCCATTTCTCGGATTATTTCAAGACCAACCTTATAGAAAGAAGCATATAAGTCTTTATCGTATGGGTTTAAAAACAGGGCTTTCGCAGGAGTACTTTTAAATAATATCATGTAAGAACTATCAGTTCGTTTTTACCACTTATTTGGACTGTAACCAAAGCACCATTAGATTCAAACAAAATAGATCGAGAAGGGTCTTCCTCCTCAAATTCTTTAGTGCTTTCAACATATTTTACTTTTGTACAATCAATCATGGAAGAATAATCAATTCGTTTTTGTGTTCCCACTTGTCTTTTCTTCCATTGATACAATATCTCGCCGCCAAATCTATAATTTCATGACCATTATATAGGTCATGAACGTCAATACAGTCATCATATGATAATACCCAATTTTTCCTACTATGCAATAACACTGCCAAATCGAAATGATCTCCTGGCAACATCTTTTCAGAATATAAGGATGAGCCCTTTTGGTAATACGGAGGATCCAGATACATCGGATCGTTGCCATATAAACGATCATAATCAACAAAATGTTCGTTTGTCACAATGGTTCTGCCAAGTAATAATTCTCTGCACTTACCAATTTTCTTGCGAAGTTTTTGACTGTTATATCTACAACCAATTGGATATGCACTTTTTTGTTCTTTGCCGCCTATCGGACCACTATAGGATATGCCAGAGAACGTCGTGCGATTAAAATAAATTGCTTTGTACGCACACCGCACCTCGTCTGTCGTCTGCTCCGCGCGCAACTTATAAAATTGGTCCAGGGTCGGCTGCTGGTCGACGAGATTGAGCATATCGAGATATGGGACCGAATACACATCAGAAATTATTTTCCAAAAGCAATATATCCAATAATCTTTATCATTTGCGTAAAGTTGAATCTTAGGATATTTTTCGGCAACTTCAAGTAAGACAGATCCGCCGCCAACAAATGTGTCGGTAAAGCTATCATGTCCAGATAAGATTTTGTCTATATATGGCATAATAACTGGAAGCAATTTTGCTTTGCCTCCAGGATATCTAAATGGGCTTTGAATCATTTAATGTTTTTCTACTTAATTACAATTGCCATAATTCTGTTGAATGTTCCTCTAAATCTTTGTAATATACTGCTAACTTATTTGCTACTTGCAGTTTCTCTAACACTGGCAATGCAAACAGTTTATTCTCATGTAACATATCAAGAGACACAATAGCTCGCACTTCACCCTCTAGTTTCATAAAGTTTACTTTTACAAAGGCAACATATTGGTTTGGGCTGATACGATCAAATATCTCTTTATCATAATGTCTATTCTTACCATTTCCATATTGAAATATCCAAGACTCACCAAACTTTGAAGCCTGTAATGATTCTTGTGTCTTCACATGTAAATTAAATCTCTCATCTTTTAAATCAAAATCCCAAGACTTTTGTTTTGCAGGATAGATTTTAAAATCAGGATATGAAATATTGGGATACTTATCTTTTAAAGAATAATAAACAGCTAACTCGCCCAGTTTTCCAATTTTTGAGTCTGCTTTTCTTTTATTTGCATCCCACTGATTTCTTTTAGCATATAAACTCGTGTCAACTTGTTCGGAAAATTCTATACATTTTTGCAAATCTTCCGGCGTGAAATTAATTTTATTCATGACTCTACGCCCTCTGTCAAGATATATCGTGCATGACGGCTGGCGTTTAAATAAAAAGCGCGTGAAATTACGTATCTTCGTGCATTGTCATAGATAATGAAAATCCATAAATTCTATCCCAATGAGATTTTTCCCATCGCATAAGACCTACATTTGGATTTTTTACCGACGAACCAAACCAAGCGTCATTATTCTCCGTTCGAATAAAGATTGAATATATCTTTGTACCATAATAGTTGGAATAATCAGGCTTGGCACGCAACAATAGAACTCTAACAATCGCAACTGGATCGTCGAAAATTAATGGGGCATTATTAATCTGGCAGAACTTTTCAATAGGAATTTTCTCTGTAATTTCATCTTCTTCCTCAATAAATACAGCCGCCTCATCTTGAATTATTTCCTCTTCCCTACCAGACGTTCTTTCGCTTTCTATTTTAGAATAACGCATATGAACCTCTAATAAGATATTAGAAATTGCATATTTTATTGGGATTTTTGTTAATTATGTTTGGACGATCAGTGCGCTCACAACTACACCATATCTAAAAAATCTTCTTCGGAAATTAGAGTCGTCCCCATTTTTCTAGCAGCTACCGCCTTAGAACTTGTACTATTAGGGTCCGCAATAACCAAATAGGTTAATCCCTTCCCAACGGAAGATTTAACGTCGGCGCCCGAATCTGCCGCCATCTTTTCTAAAACTGGACGCTTATTTTTCATTGCCCCAGTAAAACAAACAGATGACCCGCTCATCTTACCAACAACCTTCGCCTTTATTTTAACTCCGTTGTTTAGCAAATCAAGGATAATTTGTTGGCTTTGTCGTAAGCCATTAGCAAGAGAGTCTGCTTTAGATGGTCCAACACCAGGAACCATTTCAAATTGAGCCGCACCAAGCTGTCCAAATTTTTCTAAAGTATCACACCCAGCATTCATAATTTGACGTATAGTAGTAGACCCAATCATCGGAAACGACAAAGCCCCTAAAAATACATCTAAAGTTATTTCGCTTTTACTCCAAAGACTATCAAAACAATTCTTCGCAGACTTCTTGCCCATACGATCAATTAATGCAAGATCGTCTACAGTAAGAGTATATAAATCTGCAACCGTTACAACCTTTTTTGATTCAACAAGTTTTTCAATTAAGGTATCGCCCCACTCAAGAATATTTAGATCGCTAACCCAATTTTTGATGCGACCAACTACTTGCGCAGGACAAGTCTCCGAATTAGTACACACCAAGTTCTCACCACTTATCACAAGAGGCTTTCCGCAAGATGGACAATGCGTTGGCGGCTCAACAACTTTACCTGTGCCCTTAACCAATTCCTCAATTCTTGGAATAACATCGTTCGCTCTTACGACAAGGACCGTGGCACCAATATCTAAACCTAACTCCTCAATATAAGACATGTTGTATAGGCTGGCTCTAGTAATCGTTGCTCCCACTAAAGAAACCGGGTCTACAACGGCAACAGGGGTTACACGCCCACTGTTTCCAACTTGCCAAATAATATCACGAATAGTAGACTCGCGAGCCTCATTATCAAACTTAAAAGCAATCGCCCCTAAAGGTCGCATGTCTTTATCTCCTAAAGACATTTGTTTTGCCATGTCATTAATATGAATTACCAAACCATCAATATCATAATCTAACTTATTGCGATCAACATCTTGATAATTTCTCCACCAAAGATTAACTTCGCTGGCATTTTTAAATTCCCAATAGTCAGGAATAATGACGCCCTGCGCCTTTAACCATTCGAACTGCTCAACTTCTGTATTAAAATCAACATCTCCTAATGCCTGATAGAAAATAATCGAAAGATGTTCAACCCCAACACCATCAAGCCTTTTTGATACTCCAGATGCTGCGTTACGAGGATTTGCCTTGTCAGCGAAATACTTCCGATGTTTGGACTTTAACATGATGATTTCGCCACGTAATGAACCGTTAAATGGTGTAGGAAGAACAGATTTAACTCCATCCATCCTTTTAACATTCACCGTAATGTCCTCACCAATGTCCCCATCACCACGAGTAATTGCTTGAGTCAAAAGCCCACCCTCATAAATCAATTCAATTGACAAACCATCAAGCTTTTGAGTAACAAAAAGCTTTTCATTATAAGCAACGTCTGTTACCCACTTGGCAAATTCTGCAGGAGTATTTACCTTATTAAGGGAGCCCATAGGGATTTGATGCTTTGCTTTAACCCAAGCTGATGCCAATACTGATGCGCCAACAGCTGTTACTGCCTTATTGATTGGATCTAATATGCGCAGTTCATCACACCAAGCATCGTAAACTTTATCCGATACTGTTGGTTGATTATTGTAGTAGTCAAGCCTTGCTTTATTGATTAGTACAGCCAAAGTTTGAACACGATCATTTAAGTTTAACATATCTTATTTGCTATAGCCTCCCTGTATGGAGAATATAAGTCTCCCAGCGGAGCCTGTCAAGCTCCATGTATTTTTAAAATTGAGCGGACTGTTTTAATTTTTACAGCGCACGTATTTCGATTTAATTATAAGTTTTCTAATTTCTTTAGCCCATATATCTTTATTAGAATAAGGTTGGCGATTCTTAAACTTTCCACAAAGGGGGCAAGCAGCCCCACAACTCCTTGAACTGAGAGAGGCGTCCCACTCATGCTCACAAATCTGACAAACCCACCAAAATTTTCTAATACTAGAAATTGGAACATTATACGGAGTATCTGGAAGATTTTTTGTTGGATGCCACTCCTCAATTAAATCGGGATTTATCTATTATTTCTTCCATTTTACAAAATGTACTTTTCAATATAGTTTCTATCTTCTGAAAAGACAGGGATTTCATTATCAACGATCCACTCTGAACGTTCTGCAACAAACTCCAGACCAGTGGTTGGTTGAATTCCGGTTTTAGTTTTCTTGATTCTTATTACGCATCGACCTCTCTTTTGAGACGTTGGACAATCACTCCAATTAACTCCTTTTTTGAGACAAAGCTTTTGTAACTCTAAAGAGTTCTTATTATTACAATCTTTGTGTTCGTATAAAGATCTGGCAAGCATCTGTATAGAATTTCTTATCGAATCTTGCTGTCTCCAAAACATATAATTACATACTTCTTCTTTTGGAAGCACAAAAGCACGACTATCAAAAGTTGCAATCTTGGCAACTCCGAATATCCTATCAGATAGGCTTGTAAATACGGCGGATGCCATTCCGGAAGAAACACTAACTATTTTTTGCAGCTGATTGTCATGCCAAGATGACGCGTCTAAAGTTAAATAGTTATTTAAAACTAAAGAGATCTCGTCTGATTGAATGTATGCAAGCTGACAACATTGAATATTTCTACATAAATATTCCGCAGTTTGGTTCATGCAATAAACAATATTTTCATCTACTGGCTTTTTACAACCTTTAGTATAAGTGTGAAAAGATTTACCATCAAGACGTATAATAAGTGGCATTCGAATTGGTAAACTAATTCGGTATGCGCCCTCATAAGTCTTCATGCGGTCGCCCAAAGAATCTTTAATGCTCATTGTAATTTATCCATATGAAATTTCTGAACTAACATTTGCTCTATCGCTAAACAAAAATACCTTTAATTTTTGTTTGTTTTTCAATACTTCTTTAAAAGAAATTGAGGTTACATTTTCCACATCATCTTCTTCGTCATCATCACAGCCATCATCTCCATAGTCTGCATAATCTTCTGGATACGAATATTCTGGGGAGAAAAATGTATTGGCAGGCTTTCCATCAGAATATGTAAATCGAATATTGTAAATAATTCCCTTTGCCCCAGTATGTTCTAAAACAACTTTTTCAAATCTTTCCAGAAGTTTCTCGTTACCATATACCATAATGTGTGCGGCAACAAAATTAGCTTTTACAAGAGGGTCTGTTAAATTAATTTCAGTAGATGCAAAATCTCCACCATTTAATGTAATTGCTCCGTCAGAATCTAATTCTATTGTTTCAAATTCCGAAACATTATTTCTGGGGAACTGCATAGTCACGCTATGCGAACTCGAACTGTTTGTCTCGAACACACTACTACGAATATTAATTGTCATTTTGCCTCACTTAGCACTCGTGAATACCAACATCAACATGTGCGCTATCACTAAAAATAAAAGTTTTCATTAGCTTATCATCCGCTAATATGTCATTAAAACTTATCTCTGATTCTTCATCTGTTTCTTCATCATAATGATATGAATACATATGGTTAAATTTTGGAGAATAAAATGTATTTGGTGTTTTGCCGTCGATTATCATTGGTCTAACATCATAAATAATTTCAGTTGCACCAGTATGTTCTTTGATAACTTTTTCGAACCTTTCTTTTAAGTCGGCGTCTCCATATACAACTATATTTGCGGCGATTAGATTTGCTTTATTTTGCGGAGAGCCCACCGCAAACTCGGACCCAGTAAAATTGCCACCTGTAAAAACAATCTGACCCTTTTCATTTGGCGCTATAGTGCCCAACATAGCTTTATCTAAAGCATTAAATGTCAATGTAAATGAATGTGAACTTGAGCTGTTTGTCTCAAACACGTTTTGTCTAATGTTAATCATAATTATTTCTTCCTTAACACTGAATCTCTCCAGCCTCTATTGTAACGTCAGAATCAAAAATAAAAGTCTTGAGCCTCTTTTTGTTTTTAAGAATATCGACAAACCCAAACTCATCGCCTTCTTTATCATACCAATAAAGACCTTCAATATCTGGGAAATAGAAAGTATTGGCTGGTCCATCGATTTCTTCACAAAATCGTATATCATAATGTACACTGGTACAGCCAGTACGCTCTTTAAGTACTGATTCAAATCTTTCTTTTAATTTCATGTCACCATGAACAAATACGTATGTAGCAATTAATGCCGCTTTTGATTTTGCTCCCGCTATTAAAAACTCTAATCCTGTAAAATTTTCACCCTCAATGGTAAGTTCTCCCCATTTATTTAAAACTAACGTATCATCTGGATTTTCCAATTTTTCATCACTAAAATTCAAACTAATAGAATGAGAACTCGAACTGTTAGTTTCAAATACATTACTACGAATGTTAATCATAATTTCTTTCCCTTATACTTATTAAAATTTTCTATAAATGGTTCGCAAATATTTTGAAGTTTTATTTTGTGAAATGCACAATCTGGATCTGTAGAAAGATAAGCCTGAATCTCATCTTCGTATGTTTTAACAGCATATCCCATTTTTGAAAGTCTTTCTTTCATTTTTGTTTTAGTTCTTATTGGAATATGAGAAATTAGTTTGCGAACTTCTTTTTTATAATCTGGAATAGTATAAAATAATCCGTGAGCTATTTCATGTTCTAAAGCCTCAC